GGTAAGTGCAAGTCAGCATTGTTGTTGCCAACAACAATGCTGACTACCTTTTTTATTTTTAGAGAGAGTAAGACCGATACCGGTTGCGGTCGCAGCATAAAAGGCCCTTTGCGCCTCCCCTTTGCACCCATGGCGCACCCGGAGAGCATAACGGACCTCGCACGGCGCAGAGGAACCACTGTGCGAGATATTACCATTCCCTGTGGCTTCTGCAACGAGCCATTGAATGATCAAGACAAATACGCATTCGATGTGAGAAACCATCGCTTGCTGAATAGAAGAGGTGTCTATTTCGGGTGCTGCACACCATGTGTGCGAGCACTAGCACGCAAAGACCGAGACACCGGGAATTTGGCACCTTTTACCGTGGCGGAGGCCGAGGCATATGTGGGCAAGAATATTGGACAAATACTTGTGTTGTGCAGCTGCTGCCTAAAACGGTTGGATCTAATAGAAAAGCTGATACATCAGAGAGCAGGCTTCTATTTGTGCATGGTGCGCGACGGAGAGTTCAGGGGTATCTGCAGGCTGTGTATGGTCCTAGAAGGACAAGAATGAGAGGACTGGAGCAAAGCTTGGCAGAGCTAGTCAGGGAAGAAGAGGCCTGTGTCCTTGACTTGCATTGTTATGAGCGCATAGAGGACGAAGAGGCGGAGCGTACGCTCTATAGTGTCGTCCTCCAGTGCGTCTCTTGCAAAGCCGCCCTACGCTTTGTAGCTTCTGCCAGTACAGCAGGTATCCACCAGCTTGCAGCACTGCTCCAGACGGAGGTCGACCTTGTGTGCCGCGCCTGTGTAAAATCTCAGTAAAATGGCTTCAAAAGGTACGGACCCTGATGAGGGGACGAGTGGGATGGCTTTTGTTTCACGGGAGGCGGACGTTAGTGGGGAGGACAGTAGCGACGCGGACGAGGAGGGCTCAGATGCGGAGTCTATGATCTCAGACTTATTTGACGACACTGACCAGGCGCAGGGAAATACCCAGGCATTATTTCAACAACTGCAAGCTCAGGACGATGAAAGGATAGTGCAGGCACTGAAACGAAAGCACTTGGGGACGCCCGAAGGTGCCACAGCCCTAAACGCATTGAGCCCTAGATTGGAAGGGATGCAAATAAGCCCTCCAAGGCGCCCCGGTGTTAAAAAAAAGTTGTTCACCAGCAGCGTGGAGGATAGCGGGGTCGGGATCTCCCTAGAGCAGACCAATGAAGCTGAGGATATATCTGCGGTACTACGGGAAAAGGTAGAGGGGGAAGACGGGCGGGTGGCCGGGGATGGGGCCGAGCAGGAGCCAGCGGTTGAGCTGGAGGTCTTGACACAGCATTCTGTGCCCTCAGACCTTCCCTCAGACATTACCCCAGATATTAGCGGCACATCAGGGGAACAGGAGGGGACTACAGAAAGCACAGAGACCGCCGAGACCGAGAATGGTTTGATGACGGCCATATTGAATGCTAAAAATAAAAGGGCGTGCATGCTTGGTGCCTTTAAGTCTGTGTTTCAAGTTAGTTTCTGTGACCTAGTTAGGCAATATAGAAGCGATAAGACCTGTAGCAACGCGTGGGTTATCGCGGTATTAGGGCTGCACGAAGCGTACTATGATATCTTAAAGACAGCGCTACCCCAGCACTGCACATTCTCTCATATGCAATACAGAGCAGAAAGAGAGGGATGCATAGGCTTGATGCTGCTTGAATTTACAGCAGCAAAGAACAGGGACACAGTAAAAAAGCTGCTAAAAACATTGGCGGGGGTGAAGGAAGAGTTTACATTACTGCAGCCCCCCAACATCCGGTCGCCGGCTGCAGCAATGTACTGGGTAGAACGCAGCTATTCCAATCTGACGGACAAACAAGGTCCATACCCAGATTGGATAACACGGCAGACCACACTGGCCATGCAAACAGAGGAGGTCGCATTTGACTTCTCCCGCATGGTACAGTGGGCTTATGACCAGAAATACATGGACGAGAGCACCATAGCATATTACTATGCCCAGCACGCAGAGGAGGATGCAAATGCTATGGCATGGCTGCGTACAAGCACACAAGCCAAGCATGTAAGGGACTGTGCAGTGATGGTGAGGCATTATTATACAGCACAAATGAGGGAAATGACCATGGCGCAGTGGATAGCACATAGGTGTGAGCAGGTGACAGAAGAGGGGGGCGACTGGAAGCCAGTAATCAAATTTTTGAGGCTACAGGGAGTCGAGGTTATACCATGGCTGCGGCACATGAGAGACTGGCTGAAAGGAATACCTAAAAAGAACTGTCTATGTTACTGGGGACCACCAAATTCAGGCAAATCTATGTTCTGCATGAGTATGGTGCGCTTCCTGGCCGGAGCAGTGCTGTCCTATGTGAACGCCAAAAGCCAATTTTGGCTACAGCCTGTGTCCACAGCTAAAGTGGCACTGCTGGACGATGCAACAAGGCCTGCATGGGCATACATTGATATCCACCTCAGAAATCTGGTGGATGGCAATCCTGTATCACTGGACTTGAAGCACAAAGCACCCGTGCAGATAGTGTGCCCGCCAATGTTGATCACTACGAACATAGACATTTCAACAGATGAACACCTAAAATATCTGTACAGTAGGATTAAGTGCATAAGCTTTCCATGTGCACTGCCCTTAGATTCAAAGGGGAACCCTACCTTATTGCTTACTGATAAACATTGGAAATCTTTTTTTACACATTTTGCACAGCATCAAGAGATAGAGGTGGAAGAGGATGAGGATGGACTCTCTCAAAGATCGTTTAAATGCTCTGCAAGAACAGATACTGACTCATTATGAGAGGGAGAGCACAAGCTTGCGATCCCATGTGATATACTGGACACTGGTCCGCAAGGAAAATGCCCTCCAATACTATGCAAAGAGCAAAGGACTCAGGACAGGGGGGGCATGCCCTTGCCGCCACAAGCAGTGGCACAGCAGAGGGCCCGGGAGGCCATAAACATGCAACTGGTCACCGCCAGCCTTGCACAGTCGGAGTTCGCATCCGAGACGTGGACACTGCAAGATTGTAGCAAAGAAATGTACAACACAGAGCCCCAAAACACGTTCAAAAAGCAGGGGACACAGGTGGACGTGTACTATGACGGGTCAGACGAGAACTGTATGCGCTATGTACTGTGGGAAAGGATATATTATATGACTGAGGATGACCTGTGGGCCGTGGCCGAAGGGCAGGTGGACAATGAAGGCCTGTACTACATGCGCGGAGGCCTGAAAGAATATTATGTCCGGTTTGAAGCAGATGTGGGGCGCTACTCTAGGACAGGGCAGTATACCATAAAATGTAAAGACAAAGACATGAACTTCTTTAATCCTGTCTCTAGCTCGACACCCACATCTGCTCGACGAGTTCGAGGACAAAGTGAAGACGATCCTGGACAAATACAAGAAAGGGCGCGGAAGCGGCAGCGGCGAAGTCTGGTTCAGGAAGCCGGAGGACCCGACCCAACGCGGGGACGACGGGGAGGACGAGCAGAAGAAGGACAAGAAGGATCCAGAGCAAGCTCAACTGACGGAGGATCTGAGAGACCTCTTCTCGGATCTGCTGCAGGAGGTCCTTTCCAACCTGAAGGACGACATCGGGAACCTTCTAGACCGCAAGGCCCGCAGCCTCATCTTGCTCCGATCTTAGTGGTCCAAGGACCGTGCAACGCCCTGAAGTGTCAAAGGTACAGATGGAAACACATACACAGGGATCTTTTCACTGATATAACAACAAACTTCAGGTGGATGCCAGCTGGTGGAATTGAGAGGGGAGAACTGGCGCAATTAATTGTGCGGTTTGACTCAGAATCTCAAAGGGACGCTTTCTTGGACTCGGGGGCAATAACTAGCACGCTTAGCGCATTACCCGGGACCATGCCTGTATTCACATAACCATGTATGCATGTATAACCAATTGCTGTAAACGTATATCAAAATGCCTGCTGCAAAGCGTCGCAGGGTGCGTAGGGAAACTGTCTATCGGCGTGTCCCAAGGGACACTAGAAGCCGTAGGGTCATTCGCGACAGTGTGGGGAACATATATCGGAATTGTAAGCAATGGGGTACCTGTCCACCTGATGTAATCAACAAGGTCGAGCAAAAAACACCTGCTGATAACATTTTGAAGTATGGAAGTAGTGCTGTATTCTTTGGGGGACTGGGGATTGGCACTGGCAGGGGCTCTGGTGGTGCTGGGGGGTATATACCATTGGGTTCTGGTGGGGGTGTAAGGGTGGGCTCTTGGCCATGGGTTCCCCGCTACACTGGGCCCACCGTGGAGAGCATTGGGCCTGCTACCATTCCTGATGTGACCGGTTCGGGCTGGCCGTGGCTGCCCACATACCCTACTGAGGCGGCAGGAGCTGGTGAGACTATTGAGCTTGAAACCATATTGCCCACCAACACTACTGTTGATGAGACCCCTGTTGTGGCTCCTGATGCCCCTGCAGTGGTTGATGAACTTACCAATTATCCTCAACAGCCCACAGTAATAGATTCCACCCAGCCCACCACGGGGGGAGGGCGCGTGATAGATGTGGTAGCAGAAGTACACCACCCTGTAGACTTTCTGCCCGAGCACACATTAGAATCAGGCCCCTCTGTGGGCAGTGAGCCTGCAGTATTGGACGTGGGGGAAGAAATACCTATGTTTCCAAGGTCTCGGATACATGACCACCTTGAGCCGTCCATTCTGCATGGCACTACCTCTCGGGGCACCTCTGCAGATGTTGGGGGCCGCTTTTCTATCATTGATAGCTCTGTTGCAGAGACCTTTATAGGGGAGGAGCCATATTCCACTACCCCTGTGCGTTATGATCCTGAGGAGCCTCTGCAGTTTCGCACAAGTACCCCCGAGACATCTCGGGGTCCTGTTGCACGCCTAAAAGCATTGTACAATCGCTTTGTGCAGCAGATTCCTGTAGAGGACCCTCTATTTGTGGAGGCTCCTGGAGGCTTTGTGGAATATGATAATCCTGCATACGACCCTGATGCAACCATTGAATTTAACACTGAGGATGCTCTGGAGGCTACTGTGGCCCCTGATACCCGCCTCAGCGACTTGCGGGTGTTGCATAGACCCCTGTTATCTGAAACCCCGACCGGACACGTTCGCGTCAGTCGATTAGGTAACTTTGCCACCATGCGGCTGCGCAGTGGCGCCATCCCGGGGCCCCGGGCACATGTATATCATGACCTAAGCAGCATTGGGGAATCCTTTGAGCTTACCCCATTCGGTTCCGGTCGGGTTTCAGCCTCTACCCCTGTTGTTCTGGACACCCCGGTGGATGTGGTGGTCGATACCCCTGTTGATGTACTCACAGAGGACACTACAGGGCTTGAGGATGGTTTGGAGGACGTCCCCTTGCTTGACCATGGGTCTGGTGAGGTGCAGCGCGTCGGTGTTGGCCGCGGTGGCTCCACCAATCGCTCTTTTGTGTCTATGGAACTGCCCTCCACTGGTCGCTCGGACGGTTTTGGGACCACCATATCTGACATTGACTCTGACGCTTATGTGCATTATCCCACTGACTCTACTGAGCCTGTGGCCCCTTCCTTTGGCCCAGGGATACCTGTTGAGCCTGCAGGCCCGTCTATAGATGTGGGGGACGTAGGCATTGACTATTTTCTTGACCCTTACTTGTTTAGGAAACGACGCAAACGCAAGCGCTTTTTTTCTTTTGCAGATGACCATGTGGATAGCTAACCCCCAGAAAATATATGTACCTGCGAGTCCTGTGACAACCATACCTAATTCTGAAGAATATGTTACCCGCTTACCTTATTTTTATCATGGAAACAGTGAGCGGTTGCTGACCGTAGGCCACCCATTTTGGCAGACCCTTGACGCTGACAATAATGTGAGCATTCCTAAAGTGTCCGGCAACCAATATCGGGTATTTCGACTGATGCTCCCCGACCCTAATAAGTTTGCATTGCCTGACCCTAATATCTACAATCCTGAGGAGGAACGCCTTGTATGGGCTCTCTGTGGTGTAGAGGTAGGACGCGGGGGTCCCTTGGGCATGGGAGTTACAGGCAGTGTTGTTATGGGTCGCAATGCTGATGTTGAAAACCCCAACCAGATCGAGAGGCTCTTCACTGGACAAACCAGTAGATACAATGTGGGCATTGAACCCAAGCAAACTCAGCTCCTAATTGTAGGTTGCACCCCTCCATTAGGAACATATTGGGATACAACCCTGCCCTGTGTTGAAGGGAATGACCCTGTACCACCCAAGCCTGGTGACTGTCCTGCGCTTGAGTTGCACAGTACAGTCATTCAGGATGGCTTCATGGCTGACATAGGCTTTGGGAATCTGAACTTCCCTAAGCTGCAGCAGGATAAGTGTGTGGTCCCCCTAGACATTAGTGATTCTATATGCTACTATCCTGATTACTTGAAGATGAACAAAGATGTTTATGGCAATCATAGCTTCTTTACAGTACGCAAGGAGCAGCTGTACACCCGACATTACTTTTCTCACACTGGCAGGCCAGGTGAGACCCCCCCGACAAACCTTTTTGTGCAGGATAAGCAGGACACCACAGGTGATAAGCTGCCCACTCCTGTATATGTAGGTACCCCTGCAGGCTCAATGGTGACTACTGAAGGACAGATACTGACGCGACCGTACTGGCTACTGAATGCTCAAGGCCTTAACAATGGCCTGTGTTGGCGGAACAATTTGTTTATTACTGTTGTGGACAATACTAGGGGTCTTAACTTTGTAGTCTCTGTGCGCAATAACACAGAGACCAACCCAGGCCAGTACGACCCTCCACTGTACAGTAATTACTTGAGACACTGTGAAGAGTATGAAATAGCCATTATTGTGCAGCTGTGCAAAGTTCCCCTTAGTGCTGAGACCCTTGCTGTCATAAACACCATGGACCCCGCCATATTGGACGACTGGGAGATAGGTGTCTCCCCCCCTGCCGCAAGTGAGCTACATGATAAGTATAGGTATGTCCACTCCATGGCTACTCGGTGTCCGGACAAAGACAAAGAGCAGGAAAAGAAGGACCCCTATGAGGGTCTCAACTTCTGGACCCTTGATTTTACAGAGCGCCTGTCTTCAGAGCTTACCCAGTACCCCCTAGGAAGGCGCTTCTTGTCTCAGGCTAGGCGCAGGAGCATCAGAACACAACGTACCCGCCCCCGACCCACTGTTGCTAAGCGGAAATCTACATCTACCTTTATCACTGAAACGAAATCGGTCGGTAGCAAGAGAAAAAGACGCTAGAGGCTAGGCGCTTCATTCAAACTTTTCACGTACGCACTTTGGGTGCCAAGTACAATGACTTGCATCTTGCAGTGCGCATGTGCGTTCCCGATAATATGAACCGGTCGGCCCATTTCACGGTGCAGTGTATCTGTCTGTACACTGCCCGCCACACTGTATGACCCTTGATTTGTATATTGAGTTGCTTGCAAAGGCTGTACCATGGCTGATGACCCTGCTAATGATCGTTTGTATTGTACTCGTTCTCTTGCTACTGTGCCGTCTTGTGAGGGAGGCCCTTACGCGTTATCTTCCTCCGGGTTGGGACCCAACTATATGGGGGCTTCTTATGATAATATGTATCCTTGTGATTTTGATTGTGCTGAGGGATTTGCGCGACCGTTGACTCTGTACCTATATTGTTATTGCAAAATGTAACCCCCTGTGTGCAATAAACATCTTACATTGACATGCAACTGTTTTTGCAGTCTGTGGGAAGGGATGGAATGTGCGTGCGAAGGAGGATGCATGCATAAGCATCCACATTCTTTTGGGGTTATATCCTTAACCACATCCTGAGTCTTTGGTCCAAGTGTTTTGCAGTGCCAAAGTCTCTTCGCACGAACTTGGCAGCCACACAGTCTGCGCCTCTAATCTTGCTGACAGATCACTTCTGGGAGCTTGCCCAGACTCATTCACGCTGAGACACCGATTTCGGTCTTTTAA